CGCAGAAGTAAATCCTTTATCAATTACTCGTCGTTCTTCACTATTAATGACAATTAGATCGCCGATATTGGTAGTAGGATAGACGCTAGACCTTAAATTTGGAGATACTACTGCTGATGATATAATATTGGCTGTTGCATTAGCGATTGATACATTACCGTAAATTCTTTGCAGTGTAAATTTGACGCTGTCGTAACTGACACCTGCTAATTGGTTAGTGTGATCAGTGAAGTCGCTGATTGTTTGAGTAAAACTGGTATCAGCAGATGTTCCTATTTCACTCAACTCTCCAATAGTAAATGGACCAATACGATAAGATGCTGCTTGATCTACTTTACCGAGTTTGTCCAACAAACTATTTCTGGCTGCAACAATAGTTGGTTCTGTGTTGCTAAACAACCCTGGAAGTGCAGCTTGTAATCCAGCGTAATTGTTTTCAGTATATCTGTCGATTTTAGCATTAAGTTCTGCTAATGGTGCAATAAATTCAGTAGATTTTTCTACGAGAGCGTTACCATTTTCATCGCGAATTATGTTCCCATTCGCATCTCTTTTGTATTGCGTTATAACTGTGCCATTGAGAAGAGGGTTGATAAAGTCTTTTTTAAAGTTATTCAGCCACTCTTTTCCACTCTTCACACTTTCAGAAATTTTCTTCGAGAGTTCTTCAAATTTACCGCCAAGGCTACCGAAACTTCCCTTTGAAAATGCAATGGGCTTCCCTGTAAACATGATTGACAAGGTCTGAAGTAACGGTAATCCTCCGATTAAACAGAGAATTATTTTGATAATTTTTCCAATTATTTTACCAATGAAGACACGTTACCTCTCTGTTTCATCATATCCAAAAGAACTTGGTATGATTTGTAAATATGTTCGATCTTGTGTTCTTCTAGAAATTTTATGTCAGATTCTGTTAGAGCCTCATAGACTCCAATTTTTTTCATGATCATGTTATATTTCGTCACATCTTCTGCTAACAAGCACATGTATTTATCCCGTTGTGTTAGCGGTCGCCGCTGCGCTGGTAAATTCAGGGGCTTCAATTGTACCTGTATCTGTTTCTGTTGACACTTGCAGAGGATTTTGAGCATCATCTGTAATGTTAACTTGTGGCAATGTGATGCTCACCTTTAATGCACCTGTAATCTTATCAATCTCAGCAATCGTTTCGCCTGTAATTGTTGGAATATTTGGAGCAGAACCAAGGGATTGCGTTACAGGCGTATTTGCTGTCTCTGTGGTCGTTGTTTCGATTGCAGAGAACTTATCTGTTTTAGGTGTTGATGCTGCGAATGGAGAATTTCTAGGTCCTAGTTCAGCTGCAGAATTTGTTGGCGGTGAGGCAGATTTAGCAACCTTACCTAATTTAGCAGTAACTGGTAGTGGCGTTAGGAAATCATGGACTCCAAATGTACTCTTTAACAGAATCCCTTCCAGTTCAATTGTTCCACCACTTAATAAAGTGTTCAACCCACCAACAGAAGCCGTTGCCGCGCTCTGCATTGTCGCCTCGAGACCACCGAAAGATCTAAATGAGTTTGAACCCAATAGTTCAACATCAAAGGCTGATATTCTGGTTGCTGCTCCAGAACCAAGATTTAAGTTTCCATCCGCCTTTATATTAACATCAGTGCCTTTCATGTTAATAGGACCTTGAGAAGAAATGTCTAAACCAGCGCATTGAATTACTAATTTACCATTAATTCTCAAAAACATGTCTGATTGAACAGTTTCGTCTTTACTTCCATTTACATAAGACTGATGATTTCCCATGGTTACATCAAATCTAGATTTTTGAGATTTAAGTTTAACATGACCTTCTGGTAAAAATTCTAGCGTAGAACCTGTTCTATGAGATAATTGCACACGCTCAAAGTCAGGAGTATCATCAAGTTCAAAGGCATGTCCAGATTCAGTCTCTGTTACATTGTTAAATGGATACATAGCATTAAATGACGGATATGGTTCACTCCACTTATATCCAGAAGCGCTGACAACATTTGCATATCGAGTTTTTCGTTGAATCTCGATAGTAGTATTTGCTATTGATGCTGGCTCTATACCTTGATATGATCCATCTTCGCCATTAACTCTTGTTGGTCTAGCAAGTCTAGAAACTGTAGGCTCATTTAATCTTGATGGATTGCGTTTTGCAGCGTCATTTGTAAATGCTAGTCCACTCGCATTTGTTCTCATCATGTAATTTTTAATTTTTCTAGGAAAATCGCTTAATGATTTTTCTTCATCGGTATATGGATCTGCGAATCCCATATTGTTTTGACGGATTTCTGCAGGTATACCAGGGACTGTACCCATTATAATTGGATATTCGCCTGTTTCACCGTCAGCAAAAAAACCGAAAACCATTGTTCCTTCTGCTGGTGGCTGCACTGCTGTTACACCATAAGGAAGTATTGGGTGCGCCCAAGGAAGTTTATTGATAGGAATTTGATTTATATCTTCAGTGTGCCAGCCAAAACATCTAACTTGGCATCGACCAAGTTCGAGTGGATCTATTCGGTTTTCGACAACACCGAACCACCAAACAAATTTATTTAAACCTAAAAACTCAGGTGTCATTATAGTTTCTGCGCCTTCTTATATTCATTGCCATTCGCAAATCCCAATGATGTCTTAATAGAATTTTTCGATAATTCTAAAATGGTTTGCATTGAACCTGGAACTAGGACGTGACGAACTGCAGTAATTAGATATTTTCCAGAATAATATGGATCGTAAATTCTTTCGTTTTCTAAATTTCGCGTAAATGCTGGTATGTTTAAATTTAGTGTAAATCCTGCAGTATATTGCGGATTACCAGGAACTACGCAATGTAATTCGCTGTTGTTTATAAGTTCTATTTGCATACTTCTTTGTACCAAATAATCCTCAACAAAACTATCATTATCTCTAAATCGTTTGTTTATAAAATATGGTTGATTTGATCTGCCTTTATTTGTTAACCAGTATTTAATCCCAGAATCAAATTCTTCATATAATGCTTTATTATTTCTATTCGTAGCATCGTTGAATGGAAAAAATCCATCAATCATAACATCTGTGTTTAATTCGTTAAGAAGCGAAATTTTATTCTCGGTGTATTTTTGTGTTATTAAATCTAACGTAAACAGTTTAGAACTATATAAACCTTCTTTTGTTGCTTGTGCTACATCAAAATTTTTATTGAATTTAAACTGATTAATGTTCGTTGAGTTTAAAAATGGTGCTTTATTGCGTTCGTCAGTAAATTTTGCTGTGTTAAATTGTATAGTTGCTATCGGGTCTCTTTTATATAAAGACTGCAGTGATATAAAATTAAATCCATTTTTATTTTCAAAAAACACAAATGGAGATAGTGATGGACTAAACGATCTCTCAGCAAAATATTGTATTGCATCTAATGGTCGTTTTCTTGTAAGAACAAAGTCAGTTGGACCAGAAGAGTTTTCAAAATCTATCAATTTAGAGAATTGACATTTTAAATCATATAGACATATATTTCCAACATACTCAGAGGTGTTACTGCCACTGTATGATCTAGATATCTTTTGTTGATTTGAGAATATTAATTCTTCTGAACAAAAATGAAGAACATAAGTTTGAATCTGACCATTTCCAGATTTTTCTCTGTCAGAAACCTTGAATATGCGAAACACTTTGGTATATCTTTCAGAGAATCCAATTTCTCCTGGTCGCCCAAAAGTTATGTATATGTATTCATTACCATGGATTGCATGCTCTGAGAATAAATTGATACCTTCAACTAATTGAATTGTTCCTGTTACTACAGATTGAAAGATATCCTCATATATGTTTATTGCGTTAAACTTATCTAATAGATCTGCAACTTTGCCGTTAGAACTAACTAATTTTAATTCTAAGATTACAGCGTCACGCGAGGATGTATTTACATTAAGATCATTAATCATTTAGCGTAGATTGAAATTCTAATAATAATGGTTGTATATAATCACGTTTTAACAGTTTAATTTGTCTGTTTGCCTCGTTTAAATTGTTCTCATAATCATAAACATATACTGGCTTATACGTTGACACTTTTGTGAGCGTTGCAACAATGCTAGTTGCTGGATCTGCATTATTTGCTCTAAAAACAACACTTTCTGTTGTAGGTGTATTTAATGCAACAGTATTTAATGTCTCTGTCACATGATTGTATGTGTTTAAAGTAACAATACTCGTATTAGTTGTAACTGTTGTCGGACCATTTACTTCTGAAAGAGTGCTCTTTACTTCATATTCATAATGATGAATTGCAGCATATGCTTCGTTGATGCTAGTATATCCATACTGCTTTACGATTTTCTTTTCTAATGCACTTCTTTGTAGAGGAAATTGAAACAGTGGGTCTAATACTTGATTGACTGCCGCAATTACCCAATGATATTGAGGATCCCCATACTCTTTATAAGAAACTATTTCTGGAGTATCATTGTCTTCGTATTGATATTTGTATAACGCATAAGCATTATTTAAAACGTTTTCTTTTATCTTAAACCTAGTAAATATATTTGTAACCGCAGTAATTTTGCCGCGTTCAGATAAATCAAAAGAATATCCTATTTTTGGAAACTGTTTAAAATACATGGTTAGTATCCTTGACTTACTGCATTTTTATCAATAAACACAGTTTCTCTAAATCTCAAACTTAATCTAGTTTCTACTGGAGACCCATCATAAAAAGTAGCAAATGACCCATTTCCTGTATAGTCTATTGAGATATCCTCGAGCACACATTTTTTAGTTTTAAATAAAAATTGATTTAAATTGTTTTCCGCATCATAAAATTCCAACTCAAATTGCGCAGGTGGTATGAAATATCTGCCACCAGTTTCTGTTGGAATTTTAGGAGCAGCAAAATATTTAAGGTTGGTTAAAACAGAATTAATTTGGGCTGCTTCTACCTGATTTTTTGGAACTAATCTAAAATCCATAGTAAATTCACGCAATGTTGGCGCGTTGTATATCATCTCTGGCTGAGGGTTTATAGTTCTGCCAGTCGTTGCAAATAATCCAATTCTCTTAAAATCGTCAGTCAATAAACCCTGCGCGACTCTGCCTGCTGCTTCTATGATATATGGATCAGGATTACCGCCAGATGTTCCTTTCATAGACCCCATTGCTTGGGCTAACAAACCACCAACTCCAGCTGCTTGTGTGAAACTCAGTTCATCAAATCTATTCTGATAACTTACAGCAAGAGTTTCTGGCATTAAAAGTGCTATCGCGACTTTTAATTGTTCTATGTTTCGTTTTAAAGCGAAATTTTTAATTAAACTTACAAATCTTTCAGAAGTATTATTCACTCCAATTTGACTTCCTATTAAATCAATAGTTTCAGATGTAATTGCTCCTGCTGCACCAGTACCAACTAATGCTGCTCCGCCAGCAGCGCCAGCAGCCAACAATCCAGCCGCAGCCCTCCATTTACCGCCCACTGCGAGTAATCCAGCTGGAGTAGCAGCAATTTTAGCACCACCCAATGCGCCAATCACCTCACCTATATTAACATCTTCTACTTTTTGAGCAATTTCGCTGACTCCAGCATTAAAACTGGTAGCGGTTAGATCAGTTGTAGCAACACTTCCAGTTTCTGTTTCATATATTTTTATTAAAACATGTGGGACTGGCGAGTTTTCTATGTCTGGCGGAAATTTAATAATTTGCAAGTCTTTTTTGTTTAGATTACTCGCTTCAGTTTTGTTTTTACCTGTGGTTTGATTCAGTATATCTGTTTGCGATTGATCTGATTGCTCACTACCCAAAAAACCTGCCGTTATTCCACCAGTAATGCCTGCTGCTATAGTTCCAGCTGCTATTCGTTGCCCAACCGTTCTATTATTAAGGACTGATCTTCCTGCAGATGTTCCTCTAGGAGCCTTAGATGCTGTTTGGCTTCCTCTCTTAAGAAGAAATTTGACTGCTGTCGCTATGCCTGCCATTAAATATTCCTATAAATAGTTGATGGCTTATTCAGGAAAATATATCCCAAAAAACCCTAATAAATATTTAGGCGACCCAACAAATATCTGGTACAGATCTCTTTGGGAACGTCGAGTTATGGTGCACTTGGATGAAAATTCAAGCGTGATTGAATGGTCGAGTGAGGAAATTATCATACCATATTTATCGCCAGTGGATAACCGTTGGCACAGATATTTTCCAGACTTTCTGGTAAGAACTAGAAACAAACAAAACCTCATAGAAACCATAATACTAGAAGTGAAGCCCGAAAAGCAATCCATACCACCGACTGCCAGGAAAAAAATCACAAAACAATACATCCAAGAAGTTGTTACTTATGGAATAAATGAGGCGAAATGGAAAGCCGCGATAGAGTATTGCAAAGATAAAAATTGGAAATTTAAGGTAATAACTGAAAAGAATCTAGGAATTTAATGGCTGGGCTACTCACAAAATTATCTCGAGAGATGAATGCTGCTGGAATCAGACCAAGAACTGATCAGGCTAGAAGTTGGTTGCAGGGTAAACTTTTTAAATTAAAAATGCCAACTGATCGTTCTAATGTATTGAACGATGCCTCCAGAATCTCAGCAAAGGCATTTATTGGTCGAATGTACTTTTTTGCATATGATCCAAAACTAAAAGATGTCCTTCCAGTGTGGGATAAGTTTCCACTGGTAATTCCTATGGAAATGTATTCCGATGGATTCCTAGGATTAAATCTTCACTATTTGGATCCGATGAGCCGTTTGGTTTTGCTTGATAAATTGATGGATTTTATCAGTAACGATAAATATAATGACACAACAAGATTTAATTTATCGTATGATTTGTTGGCTGGTTCTCGTAGATTTAAGATAATAGAATCTTGTGTAAAACGATATCTTTCTTCGCATATTAGATCCTCTTTGATTTACGTTGAACCTAACAATTGGGAAACAGCAGTATTTCTTCCAGTACAAAAAATGGTGTATAAAAAATAATGGCATTCGATTTCTTAAAACAACTGTTTTC